ATATGGGTTAGGTTGTGTAGTTTTTCCGACGTAAAGTTTCTGATTTTCAAGGTTTGTAATTGAATAGATGTATGCCACGATACTGTAATAAAATATAGTTGTGTGTTATATGTATATATGGTGATTCCTTGATATTTGTGTATTCTCAATAAGTAAATAATTGTTGAGAATCAATTGAGTACTATTATTGAGAATAAGTCTTCTAATACCTTCTAAGTGCTTATAAACCCCTCTGAGACTTGTGACCTAAGCATGTATACCATAAGACGCGCAGTTTGTCAAGCCCCACGGCGGCGCGAAGTCCCCCAGACCCACACAAGAACTCGACGAGATATTATAATCACATAACACTAGAATTATATTATAATCTCGACGAGATGTTCACAAAAGCACACAATTCTCGACGAGACGCATATATACATACAACAATCTCGACGAGACCTGAGCATCATACTTGCATCTCGTCGAGATATGTGCTACAATCATCTAGTACACACACATCTCGACGAGCTATGTACGACGACTACGATCTCGACTATACATACAGCAACGATTATGGACAGGATCTCGACGAGTATACACAGGAACTCGACGAGGATTATGCACGAGATACACATGATCTCGAAGCACTTGCATATCGACACTATGCATGATATAATCTAGTACACAACGCACGAGACACTCATGATTGCACAGAAGCGCCTAGTACAGGTTACACTAGACATCATGTGTTATGATGATCTAGATGTGGAACATATGGACTGGAAAGAATTATTAGAACTCGAAGGTGATGAACGGGTAATTCATTGTAGCGTAAAAGACTTCGATCCGTTCTAGTCTTATGCCAGTTCTAGAAGTGGCACATAACCCCTTGCAGATTCGTCTGTGAGGGGTTATTCTACATTCGTGGTTGAGGAATTCTCCACACTTACCCTCCCACACCCTGATGTTATGAAACTCTTTGCTTCTAAGTTCTACCAAACTCTGGTGTTCAATGTTGCAACTATTGCTGCAATTGTCGTCGGTTTGTATCAGTTTGCAGTTCGTGCCTATGTTGAAAACAACGGGGCAGAAAAGGTACGTAAGGTGATTCAAACTGTTCTGCAGTTCGTTGATACTATTGTGAGTCAATTGCAGGCGTTGGTTGATACTGATGTGCCAGTTGTGAAAGTGGCACAGAAAACTACCAAACGCTCCTGAATCCTGCTAGTTTACATTCGTTCCTGAGATTTCCGATGATTTTCCTGACTTCTACCAATCACGGTTGCGTTTATACTTTGGCACAAGAAGATGGGGATGAATTGTATTATGCTCCCATCTACGCTAATGGTAATATTAATCTGGAAGAATTCGCTCCCGTTGATATGAACGAAATTGATATGGATGAGATGGAAGTATATGATATTATGCGTCGTCTTAAAGTTATGAATGAGGTGTGACGGTCTGACAAGTGGCACAAGGGGGGTTGCGTAATCCCCCAATCCGTTCTACATTACATTCGTCCCTGAGAGAAGCACCGATGTTTGATGAACTCTGGTCTGAGATTCAAGATATGCCAGGTGAGATTTTTGATATGGACATTCCCGAACTTCGTGATACTGAGAAGTTCGATGTCAATGAGTACCTGAACGCAAACTACGATTACTGAAATGACAATCAACCGCGATTCTCTCATTGCTGATTATGCCTCTCTCATCGTAGAGGGGATGGATATGGATACTTTGGTTTCGTTCGCTTATGATACTTTGGTTTCAAATCTTGAGTCCTATGATGATGCTGAACTGATTAAAGAGGTTACAGAATACAATCCCGAACTGCTGGAGGATGTGACAGTCTGACAAGTGGCACAAGACCAACCCCAGACCCCTGCCTGACCCCTTACAATAGTCTCATGAAAAACACCCACCTGGAACACGCCGAAGACACCATCCTGACGGGTGACCTTTCCGTTCTGGATTGGTTCGTGAATCCTGGCACTCTCAGTGTTAAGATTGATGGTGCTCCTGCTATTGTATGGGGCACAAATCCCGCGACTGGTAATTTCTTCGTTGGCACTAAAAGTGTCTTCAACAAAGTTAAAATCAAAATCAATGAATCGCATGAGGACATTGATGCAAATCACCAGGGGAATGTAGCAGAGATTCTGCATTCGTGCTTTGATTATCTGCCCCGTGTGGAGACAATCTATCAGGGAGACTTCATTGGGTTTGGTGGACTGAATGAGTACACTCCCAACACCATCACTTATGTTTTTCCTGAAATCGTAGAGCAAAATATCATTCTTTGCCCTCACACTTGCTATTATGCTGAGAGCGATCTTCGTGATGCTGTTGCAATGCCTGACCGTAGCGTTTGGACTGATACTGAAACGGTGAAGTTCGTGAAACCTAAAGCATACATCCTTCACAATCAGGAATCCTTTGCTGATGTTGAGGAAGTGGTAAAGTTTGCCCGTCAGATGTCTACTGCTGTTCGGTTCGTGACTGATAAGAAAGCAGCAGACATTAAGAAGCAACTTAACGCTTTCATTCGTGCTGGTGAGCAGGTTACTGTGGAGAATGTGAATGAGTTTGATTGTGACCCTAACCTGATCCGTTTGTGGTTGCTGGTGAAGAGCATCAAAGAGGATTGTTTGTTCCTCTGCCGCAATGATGGTCCTGCCGCTTATATCAACGGCAACCGAATTGATGCTGAGGGTTACGTGATGACGAATGAGTTTGGTATGTTCAAACTGGTTAATCGTGAGGCATTCTCCTATCACAACTTCAACAGCGGTCGCTTTCAGTGTGCCGCCTGAGGGAGTGGCACAAGACCCCTTCCTAGGGGTTCGTGAGACCCTATACTAAGTTCATCAGCAAACAACCGATGACCATTCCCGAAGACCTCAAAGAGCAAGCAATCGTAGAAGCACTAGAGTATTACATCTATCGCATGAAAAGGGACAATGCAAATCAAGCGGCGATAGATTTGTATACTCAAGTTCTCAAAGAGGTTGACGTGAGCGGTTACAGTTGCCTGTCTGATGACTGAGGGTGTGCCAGTTGGGGAAGTGGCACAAGACCCCTTGTGCTGACCCCCTGCCCCGTGCCATACTACGTTTGTTCCTGAGACACCTTCCAATGCGTAAGATCGAACGCCTGATGAACGCTGCTATCACTGCAGGCAAGGACTTCAAACTTGATAACACTGAAGTGGTTGCATGTTCTAACGTTACGGATGTCTTTCTGTACGGCAATCTGATCGCCCGAATTGGTGAAACCTGGATTGAATTGTTCGATGGTGGGCATCAATCTAACACCACCAAATCCCGCCTGAATGCTATTCTGCGCGAGCACGGAATTGGTGATGAGAGTGTATTCCAGAAGAACTTTCAATGGTTCTTTCATTCTGCACAATTTGGAACGATTCCATTCTTCTCTGGAATGCGTCTGAATTGAACTTAAGGGGGGGCACAAGTTGCCTCCCTTTTTTTATACTTTTTATCCTATTATTTCAAAGCTGCCCCAGTGGCGACCGTTTGCGTCATCAGGGCGACCCTGCCCCTCTCTCCCTTGTGAACCTATCATAGAGCCCAGAGCACCCCAGAACAGGCACCCTGTGACACTTCCTGAACTGGCACCAACCCCCTTGTGGGGACTGCCTGATGCCCTATAATTAATTCATCAGCAACCCACCCGATGCTTGAAACCCTGAAAGTCGCCGCCCAACTTAAGGTCACCGACTTCTCTACATTCGCCAAACCTGGGAAGAACAAAGGATCCCGTGGGCAACTGATTGAAACTGCCCTGGGCATTCCTAACAGTTCCAACCTGAAGGATTTGGTGGATGGTGAACTTAAGACCTTCACAGTTGGTGAATCTATCGCTGTCACTCAACTGAAGCACTGCCTCTCTGAAATCATTGAAGACGGTGTAACCTTCGCTGACAGTAAGGTTGGAGAAAAACTCTCTCAGACCATCTACGTTGGTTTCACCCGCGATAATGATTATGTGGGCACCGAAGTACTGAATCCTGAAACTCACCCCGAACACTATCAGGAATTGGCAGAGGATTACAACCACATTTGTGATGCCATCCGTAATGCATTTGATGCTGGCAGTGAACTTAACACTGTGACGGGTCCTAATGGTCTGTTGCAAATCCGCACCAAGGCATCTAAAACCAACGGGCGCTATGTTCCTCTGACCTTTGCAGGTTGCACCCTGAAAGATAAAGGAATGGCATTTTACCTCTGCGGTAAGTTTGGCAAGGAGGTTCTGTGACACCTGAGGCACTGACCACCAACTGCCCACAGGCGACCCCTAACCCCTTATACTGATCTCATCAGCAACCCACCCGATGGCACTGACCCGCTACGAAATTCGCTACCAGACCCCCTACAACGCTTGTGAGTGGCGGTCGCAATGGTTCAGCACCTATGAGGAGGCGATGCGTATGGTAGACTTCTACCGCTCCTGTGGATCCCCCGCTCACCTGGCACCCTGATGCAGTTCCTGACCCGCTCCCGTTCCCCTGAATTCCACCGCGCCACGATGCTGCGCCTCCTGGTCACCGCTCTGCTGCTCTGGGGATTCTGGGAACCGCTCCGCCCCATCCGCAATGTGACAGCTCAGGCACTGGACACCGCTGCCGACCTGATCGCCCACTGACCCGCTACAATACTCTCAGTTCAACCGACACCCCATGACCTACGCCCAGATCAACGCTGCCCAACTCTCTGCCTCTCAGGCACGGTCCGCCATCTGTGATCTGGCAGACCAGTTCTCCTGGGAGACCGTCGCCCGTGAGATGCTCTCCCAGATGAGTGGTGATGAGGCACGGGAGTTTGTAGAAGACTTCCTGCGCGACTATGCCGACTGAGGCACTGGCACAAGGGGGGCACCGAACCCCCCACCTGACCCGCTACAATACTTTCAGTTCACAAGCGAACCCGATGGCAACCGCAACCTACCAGACCAACCTGACCGACCGCACCTATAACGGTTGGACTAATTATGAGACCTGGAATGTTGTGCTCTGGATTGAGAATGATGAGAGCATTTACAACTTCATTCAGGAGAATGATGTCTGCTGCTATGAGGAACTAATGGAAGCATTCTATGAGTTTGGCACCACTGAGACTCCTGACGGTGTGAAGTGGAACGATCCTAAAGTGAACCGCGCTGAAATCAACGGCGACGTATTCGATTTCTGAACTGATACAATGGGAACGGCAGCGCCCTATAAAGACTGCCACCAATTCTACACTCTAAACTCTAATGACTGCTGACCTCGCTGCTGCTCTGCTGAACCGCGCTGCTAATGGCACCCAACTCCTGCAGGTGCTGGACTCTATCACCGATTCAGTGGAGCAGGAGAACATCGCTGACGCTGCTGCCCATTATGCTGCCATCAGCGCCCCGACTGCCGAACCCATCCAATTCTGATAGTGGCACAGCGGAGGGGGACGACCCCTCCCCTTTGCCTCTATACTGATCTCAGTTCAGACGACACCTGATGACCCGCTACGACGTGATCTGCCCCTCCGCTCCCTGGGAGAACACTACCACCGATGAGGACCGCGCCTGGCTCCTGTGCCTAGACCTCTCTGAGGAGTACGGTTACGCCCAGGTCCGCTGCAACGGGGTGATCATTGGAGACTACACTGAGGGGCGCTGACCCCCCCTGACCTGCTACAATACTCTCAGTTCAACCGACACCGACCGATGACCGACCTCCGCTCCTCCTGCCTTGCCCTCGCTGATGAGATGGCACAGGAGATTAACGGCAACCTGTTCTACGTGCCGGATGAGGACATCGAATCCTGCCTGGCAGGTCTGACCGAAGCGAACCTGGAAGACACCGCCTGCGAACTGGCGAACCTGGCTGCCTGGTTCAACTGACCCCCCGCGACCTGCTACAATACTCTCACCAGCAACGGACCCCGATGCCTTCCTTCCGCGTTGTTACCACCGATGATGTGCCAGAGGTTCTGGGAGAGTTTCCCAACCTGGCATATGCCGATATGTTTGCTGAGGCACTGATGCACCAGAGATGCCAACGCTCAACCGTTGAGCATTGGGATGGCAGGGAATGGGTTTCCCTCTGACCCCTGACCTGCTACAATACTCTCAGTTCACAAGCGAACCCGAATGACTGCCATCCTCTCCACCTCCGATCTGCGCCTGTCCCTGATCTCCTGGAAGTCGGAGCTGATGTCTCTGGCAGTCAAGTTCCCTGAGAATTTCGATGCCGCCATCGTGGAGCGCCGCCTGGCACGGATCGATGCCGCCCTGCTGGCGATCGATGGATCTGTGTCGGTGACCCTGACCCCTGATGCCCCCCTGTTCAGTGAGGAGACGGAGCGCAACCTGGAAGCACTCTGCCAGCGGGCGGGGTGCTGACCCGTCCCTCCGACCTGCTACAATACTCTCAGTTCAACCGACACCGACCTGATGACCTTCACCGCTTCCGTCCTGAACCAGAGCGACGCCAACGGGCAGATCTCCTTCAGCTTCGCCTACGCCATCGCTGACCTCCACTGCTTGACCCGTGAGTTCCTGCAGGAGTACGCCGCCTTCGCCGCTGTCGGTGAGCGGGTCGATGCTGGGGAGTTTCTGGTCTGGCTGGGGTATTGACCCCTGCCCCCTTCGTGCTCTACAATTCTCTCAGTTCACACACCCGCTCA